GTAAAACTCGAACCCTGCAGCAGGGCCAGCGGCGTGACCCATGAATGAACCCGGCGCGTTTTTGTCTACTACCAAAACCAAACCGAGTGGGTTTCCGTTCCATGATGCAGCTGACAATTCGCCCGGTGCGTTCATTGCGCCGATCTGTGGAAATACTGGTCGGCCTGTGCTGTCTACAAGCGAGCCAAGTGCTGCCCATGTTGTTGGTGTAACCACCATGTGGGTTGGCAAGTAGTTGCTGCTTGCGCTGATCTGACGTGCACCCTCGTAAATTGCTGCAATCCAATCCTCAGGGTCTGAGGTGTCTGCAACTGCTGAGGTTTGCACAATTGCAGCGTGGCAAGTGTCTACGGCGTAATTGTCTGTTGCTTGGCCGTAAGCAATTGCCAACTGGTTAAGAACAATGTTAATGCTTGCTGGGTCAGTCCAATCAAGATCCTGTTCAGACATCGTGACATAAGTTCCAAAAGTCAATTTAGAAATGTCATTATTTGCAACTGTAACCGTGCTTGGGTCAAGCGGGTTGAGTTGGCCCGTTGGCTGTTGCGTAACTGTTGGGCGAACTGTGATCTTTGGGCGGCGAAATGTTGCGCCGCTTTGTGGCATTGCACGTGTACCGATTGCGGTAACAAATGGGCGGATTGGGTTAAGCCCATCGTAAACGCTGCCGGTAATAATTTCAGGCAAAATGCCCGGGGTGTCACCGGTTGTAATATCCGGTGCAGCTGCGCGAATACGTGCCGACATTTCGGCAAGTACGCTGCCGCCTTGGATTGTTGCAGCGATAAATTCGCCGGCTGATGGCAACCTAAATGAGCGTGCCTGCGCGTACAATGGTTGCGCCATTGGTGCCGCTTCGATAACTGCTGGGGCTTCTACTGGCTGTGACATTTCGTTAATCTCCTCTACGGGTTCCTGTTCACTATTTAACACTACTTCAGTTTCCTCATGGTGGATACTGGCCGATACGCGATCTACCGAGGCGCCCGGGAACGCGCCGTAGGGCACTAGCGATAATTCCTGCCACGATGCCTCAGAAATAACCATCGTGCCGTTTTCGTCGTAACTAAATTTGGTTGGGTTTACGCCTACGGATACAGCGTCTAAAACGCCATCTGCGGCCAATACCAGCGCCTCGTTACCTAGGGTGGTTTCGCTAATGCGGGCCTCATAAAGCATGCCGCCCTCACTATCCACCATGGCCGTAACTAAGCCCACGGCCTGACTGCTGTCATGCCCCAAATAAAGTTTAGGCATCTTGCCACCGGCGTTAAGGCTGCCCGGCATAAACATAACTTTGGTGCCATCGCTTACCGTGGCTTCCACGTTGTAAGGCAACGCCAACCCGGCAAGGGTGCGGCGTGGCATACCGTCGGGGCCTGCTGCGTCGAGTGTTAATTCTTGTTGGGTTAATTTAAGCATTTGGCATTACTCCCGTTTCTGCGGTGTCGTAACTTTCGTTTTCTTTTTCCATTAGATAGTTTTCGCTTAGGTAATCGTCAATATCAAACTTCACGTATGTACCACGTGGTAGCACGTTGTCAGCGCTAAGCGTTTCAGCGATACAGTCCATAAACAATTTGGCGCCAAACATGTAAAGGTCTTGGCGTGCTTGCGTGCTGTTTTGGTAACTGTATGAGCCAGTAGCGACGCCGAGTAAATAAGGTGGGCAATTTGCAAGCCTTGCAATTTCGAGCGCTTGGTATTCCGATGCCTCTACAAGCATTTGTTTGCTCGGGTCTGTAGTGGTTTCTGTGTAAGTAACAAATTCATTAAGCGCCGCTACGGTGTTTGTCATACGCGCTGCCTCAAAACTTTGCGACAAATTCTGCAACTCCTCAGCGCTTAAAGGCTCGCCACCCACCTGCCGCAAAACGCCGTTTGGCAAGGAATTGCTCGCTGACCTGAGCCTTGCGCTTTCCATCTTGAGCGCGGTTAAAACTGCGTTAGGACTTGTGTATAACAAACCTTGTATAGGGCTAATGAACTGCACTACGTCGCGGTGGTCTACTGGCAAACCGCTAAACATAATTTGTTTAGACGGGGCAAAAAATACCGGGCCTGCCTGATCTTGTGTAAGCACCATGGCGCTAGGCATACGCTGAAACGCCATAGGAAACCCGTCAGCCGATCTCTTTGTAACTGCGAGAAACGCCCGCTGGGTAAAAAAAAGATCATCAAATAACCACGCAAATAGTGTGGCGTTTGGTAGCGCTGGGTCGAGACGTCGCAACCAGCTGCGTGGCGCTATTTCTATTTCTTCCATTTCCCGATCTACCGGGTTCCAAATTTCGTTATACATAATTAACGGCGTGCAACTAATAACGCTTGCGAGTAGATCACGGGCGCGGGTAATTGCCGGCACACTCATTGCACGCTGGCGGGTATTGCCCTGCGTAAACGCATAGAAATTGTCTAACTGTGACATGCCAACATTGCTGCCGGCTGCAGCCTTAACTACAGGTTGCGCGGCGTCGGTAGTTGCACGTGTGAAAAGGCCCATAGGTTTAGTTTGCCATATCTGTTAAATGTTTGGTGGCATCGGCTGGGTCTAGATCAGTTCCCGACGAAAAGGCTAGATACTGCCAGCCGACGCCGTATGCAACATTAGCGGTTTGCGCTAACGATTATTGGTTTGCCCATTGCGGCAGGTTTGCCCGCTAACGCAACTGCAAACACCAACGCACGCGCCATACAGATTGGCCCGGGTGACCTTTGCGAACTAATTACTATGTTGCCATTGTGTTTAACCAGTACGGCACGCTCGACGTGTTCGCTGAGTAAATGTTCGCCGTTATGCAATAGGCGGCCCTCGAGAATTATTGAGCGTGCGGCAGCAGTCCAACGGTTTAACTCGCGGTACCCAACGATCACGCTACGCCGGCTTAAATGCGGTGGGCAATGCACCTCTAACGATGGCACTATGGCGAGTTTTATGTTTGGTGATTGCGCTATTTCGGTTTCTACGTGTTGCCACATTTCGGCCATGGTGTCAGCCACAAACGCGGTTACGACGTGGGTTTTAGTTCCCGAGATCACGGCACGCACGCCATAAAATTGTGCGTTATCCTCGCCAACCTCTACAGCCAAAACACCGCCTATGGGCGCGGTTTCGGTAGTGAGGCAGGCAGCGAACTGCCCCGGCTCGAGCCACGATGAGGCTGAAGCAGTCCATGTATTTACCGACGAGCGTAGGAACGCGTTACGGTTTGGCGCTTCGCTTTCGCTTTGTATTACTTCCATTTCCAATGTGTGCCCTAAAGCGGGGTTGGCGTAAGCCCATGCGGCGGGTGTCATTAAATCCATGGTGGCGGGGTTTGGTGACCACTCAGCGAAATACAAACCACCCGGGGTTTTGCTGTCTATTGCGCGTAGGCCCTGTTCTCGCCATCTCAGCATGGCTGTACTGCTCTGATCTCCCGCGGTACTCCACATACTGCATAACGGGTTTTTGCGTGCACGTTGCGTAGGTAAAAGCCCCTGATCTATGGCTTCCTCAGACACCGCCCATGCCTCATCTATTACGAGCAAATCCACGCTGTAGCCGTGACCAGCGCCCGGCGTTGCAGCTCTAACATGCCAAATGCTGCCATCGGGCATAGTGAGTTTTTGCCGGCCATATGACCAACTAACCTCGGCCCCAAATTTTGCCTCGAGTATTGGCGCAAGGTAATTAAACAATGCGGTGGCTAGGTCAAGTTTGTGCGCGACGCTAATAACGGTTTGAGGTTGCCCGCGCTCTTTTCCCTGAGTAGCAAGCCACCAACCAATAAGGCTGGCAATGGCAACCGTTTTACCGTTTTGACGCGCAACAGAAACTAAAGACACTCGAGGCCGGCTGCCATCATCGCCTACGCAAGTTTGCCCGGCTAATGCGCGGTACTGCCAAGGCATCAAATTTACGCCAAGTATGTTGCTGGCAAAAGCCCCAATCTCATTAGCAGCAGATCGGTGCTCACTGTGCGTGGTCGTTTCCAATCGGGGTAGATCGTGGCCAGTTAGCGCCAGTTCGCTAAAACCCTTATGGGATATAGAAAAGGGGGAGACGGGGGCTTCTCTTGTTTCCCCAAAAAAACGCTGTGAGTGTTGAGGCTCTGAATTCTTTACTGGCATTGGGTTTGCGGTTGCTATTCTGCCGGCGTCTCGAGCTGCACGATATTGGTTACCTCTAGTTGCGTTGCATTTTCTGCATGCGCTAACCAAATTCTCAAGCGAGTTTACGCCCGGTTGGTCTGCAGGCCAGCGATCAACTTCTATGAGGTGATCTGCTTCTGATGCCGGCATGCCGCACCAATGGCAGAATGGGTTTTCTGCTAGCAGTATGCGCTTATTCTTTTTGTATTCCGCGCTGCCTCGAGCACGTGGGCCTTGTTGTTTACTTGGCATTACTCACGCGCCTACGGCTTGTGCTAGCGCCGCGCTTGCGCGCGTTGCTCGTGTTATTGGTTGGTTAATTATCATGTCGGGCTAATCCTTGTGCGTATGTTTGTTATGTGTATGTCAATGCTTAC